TCCTGCGGGGACAACTGCATGATTCGGTCGAGCATGTTCAGCACGCCAGCGATCAAAGTCGCCAGTTCACCCGTGTTGTGGTGGGTTAGCTGGGGGGTATGGAACGCCTCACGCTGGTCTGTCTTGGTCCGGTAGTTGACCGTGCTGTTGTAGGGGATGTACACCCGTGAGCCGACCATCTTGAAGCCCAAGTTCTCCAGCTTGTTCAGGTATTCGACCGGTATCTTCTCGGCATCGTAGAAGATGGGGTTCTGAAGGTTCTCCTTGGTAGCCGCAATCCAGTTCGTCAGGAGATTGCTGACGTGATCCTGAAACGGGATGATCTCCAAGGCCAGCGAGCGGTGGCGCGCGCGGTTGAAGTCGGCATCGAATGCGTAAGTCGGGATGACATCGAACGCCAGAGGCTCTGCCCAGATGACCGTGCTGTCGGAAGCGAACACGAACCGGAACCAGACAGGGTGCTCGTAGGTTCCGAGCCCGTAGTCCTTGGGGACGATTCGCTGGAAGTGCTGAGTGACCAGCGTGGACGCATTGAAGTCACCCTTTCCGTAATACCTTGCGGCCTCCGATTCCCTGTCCAGCGCGCCAACTCCACCAGAGCCATCCCGGCTCGGAAACGACATCGCACAAGGAAACACTTGCTCCAAGAAGTCGCTTTTCCCCAGGTCGAACCACGACAGGGATCCCAGTGTTATCTTGTCCTTGTTCCAATACAGGTCGTTGTCGTGGATTTTGTCGTATCGGCATAGCTCCCAGTATCCGGCGTATTCGCAGCCCGAATTCGAGTTCAGCGTCGAGAGCCTGTGATACAAATCGTAGTAGATGCGGGACGGATGGGGGATGTTGAACCGGAGCCCCTCGCGAACAATCGTCTCCTTGCCGCCCTCGTCCTCCTGCTTCTCCGAGAACCACGCCTCACGCGGGAAGTTGATGCAGAACCCGTAGAGCAGGGTCTGGAGAATGGTCTGCTTGGTATCGGACGGGTAGTCGAACCATGTGGACTGCTTCTCGATGACTTGGGTCAGAACCTCTGCCCGAATCCTGTTCTCCTTCGTGAACTGCACCGGCTCATACTTGAAATGTGGGGTCTGGTTCCGGTCGTTGAAAAGCTTTGCCCATCGAATCCCGATGTAGGCCATGACAATCGGGACGAAGATGTTGAAGAAGACCGGGATGTTGATCGCCTTCTTCGGGCTGCCATCCGCGTTGCAGCACGTTCTCCCGTTCTCGGTGATATCCGGAAGCAGGTGAGATAGCCCCCAACTGTTCACGGTGTCCATCACCTTCTTGTCGTCCGGCTTGCTGCTCAGGAGTCCGCGAAGCTGCGTGTAGGACACCTGGTAGAACGGAGCGTCATAGGCCCAGTCCATCGCCTTGAACAATCGGTAGTCCTGCCGGTTCCTGCCAATGCCGTCTCGGATGATGCTGCCGATGTCGTCCACCAGCTTCTTCACCTTTGGCCGTTTGACCAAGGTGTCCGAGTCGAACGCTTTCTTAAGGCTTGCAGGATCAAGCCCGTGCTCGGTTACAAGCCTGTGGATTGGCGCGGCCACAATTACTTGTAGGTTGCAGCAGGCTTCGACGCCGGCTTCATCGCCTCTTCCGGTTCCGCCTCGGCAGTCGCTGGCTCCGTCTCGGTTTCAGTGTCGGCAGCTTCATCCTCAGTGCCCTCCACCTCTGCGGATGTGACATCAGCCACGTTGCGCTTCGGGCCGACGCCGGTCTTCACCTTGACCGTCAGTTCGTATTCCGTCGAGTCCGCCCAGCCGTCCACCATCTTTTTGACGCCAGGGTCCGCCATGTCGAAAACAAGTGTTGAAGCCATATTGGGGAATTGACCACATCGAACACATTCCTACAACCGTAATCGTGCCCAACGATCAGCCACGTCAACCGCATGGCAATGCGCGTGCCTTCCCTGTGCGAGCCTGTTGCCTGACGACCTTACGTAAAGATTGCACGGGTCGTCATAGGTCTTGCACAGTGGGCAGCGTAGCCATTCTGAATTCCCGCATTCCCTAAGGGCTCTCATTTTCCTGTGGATTTCGTTGTGATGACGCCTGCTTTCAAGGACTACCAAATTCGATCTTGAGTTGTTAAGCTTGTCCTCGTCGATGTGGTGAACGACCGCTCCGAACGGAATGAATCTCCCAAGTTACAATTCCGCCACGAGAACATGCTCCCTTACGTGGGCTGACGATCTATTGAACGCAGCAACCGAAGGATGTCGTGAGCATAATATCATTCTGTATCCGCCAACTATGGTAGCTCCACCTTTCCAGCGATTTTTAACTTTCGGAATTTCTGCCAGCGGATGGTCGCAGCCTTTTGGCACACCGCTTTTCGCGTAGCCGTTCCCTTCCCAGCTTTTCCACCTTTCGATCCTATCTCCGCCAAATATTTCCTGATAGAGTTCTTGAGATTCTTTTTCATTCACGATATGTATATGCACAGCAGCTATGATTAAAGTCAATCCTGAAACGCAATTCATTTACGATACTGACAATGTTTGGTACCCTCCAATGAATCTGAAGCAGTTGGAGATTTTCAACGACCAGCACAGGTATCTGTTGGTTCACGGTCCCCGTATGAGCGGTAAAACTAGGGGGATCATCCACAAGGTTATACGGCACGGGTTCGACGTGGACGGAGCGCGTGTCGCAATCGTCTGCAAGACGCTAAAGAATGCAAAGTCAGCCGGCGTGTGGACGCTTCTATGCGAGGCGCTGGAGCATTGGCAGTCGAACCTTTACGGATTCAAGATTGTGGAAGGCCCGAAAACAACCGGAGACACCAAGCTCTCGTTTGTTAAAATCAGAAACCGGCATGGCGGTATCTCTGAAATCCAATGTCATTCCCTTGAGCACTCGACGGAGGTTGAGGCGAAGTTCAAGTCTTCGATGTACTCCATGTACTGGCTCTCGGAAATTGACCAATTTTGCGATGACCACGCTTTTGACATTTTGTGCGACTCGCTACGAATGACTCCGAAGATCCCGTTCAACAGCCACCAGTTCATAGCGGACTGCAACCCGCCAGACAGCGGAACGAACAATTGGTTGCATGATCGCTGGTTCAAGTTCAAGGACGAGAAGCCGGCCCAGGGTGAGGACGAGGCATCCGCACGCGCGAGGGATAGATTCCACCGCATACTGGTGATGATTGACGACAATCCACAGTTAGACCCAGAGGCGAAGGCGGACCTTATTGCTCGCTACAAAAAGAAGAGGGCTTGGTATGAAAGGTTCATTGAGGGTAAGTGGGTAAGAGACATCACCGACGGTCACTTCTCTGACGTGTATGACGAATCGGAGCACGTCCTCGGAAACGTGGACTGCGCGGAAGAGGATTGGGAGATCATGGTTCCCACCCCTGGATGCACGACGCTCATCGGGGGATGGGACATGGGTGAGAGCAAGAACCACTCGTTCCACATCATGGAGAAGATTATCACCGAGCATCCAGTCACGAAGCGCCAGATCATCGCGTTCTCCGTGATTGATGAGTTCGTCGTGATCCGGACCTACAAGTCGATCCGAGAGTTCACCGAAATCTGCTTGGAAAAGATTGAGCACTGGAACAACTGGCAGCTCAAGAAGTACAACATCAAGTTGAACTGGCGTCACTGGTCCGACACCTCTGCGTTCAGCGACCGGGCGTCAGCGGAGAAGAGTGACGCTGCCATCACATACGAGGCGAGCGATGGCCAGATCGTCCTTAACGCTGCACCGAAATACAAGGACTCGAACCGAGACAAGGTGAAGCTTGTCTGGCAGTTCCTTTACGAGAAGCGGCTGCACATCTCCGCACAACTTACAGCGACGCGCGCGATGCTGACGAATCTTCGGAGCGATCCTCACACGGCGTCTCATTACGTGAAGCGTGACGACCACAAGCATCCGTTCGACTCAATGTCGTATCCAATCATTGCAGAGGCACCGTCTGACATGATGCGCTCCGCTGAGATTGGCACAACGACCAAGAAGGAATTCTCAGGCATGGTAATTTCAGGAGCATAAAATATGACACTCATCATTCGCGACAAGACGGGGCTTCGTGATCTTGGGACAATCGAAATCGAGGAGGGCGTCGTCAAGCACGCCACTGGAGTAGCAACTGCATGGAAGGGTTGGGTTGAGGAATCCGTTAAGGAGTACGTGAAGACGTGCGGTTTCAAGACGGAGAAGAAGGCTCCGACTCCTTAACGGAAGCCGTCGAACACGATCCCTCTGCGCCTTGTGTGCGGAGGGATTTTTTGTTTAGGTGCTTCTTATTGGGGAAGTCCTCGTAGGTATTCGCGATGTTCCATCTCAACAGAAATCCAAAGCGGGATTCCAAGAAAGAGGAAGCCGAGCATGGCAAAAGCTTCAGCGCCAGAGCAAACAGCTTTGATATTCCAAGGAGTGACCCGATGTGTATCCGGTCGAGCGTAGCTAGTGACCACTTAACGCTTTGGTGGAAAAAACACCCATTTCCGTGGCGCAATCGGAGAACCCGAAGCATCAGCCGCATTGGGCTGTTTGATGCCGACTGGACGAACCTCGCAAAGCGTATGATGAATTTCATTTCCTCACAAAGTAATCCCTGACATTCAGCTCCACCACCACGGAGCCATCCCGCTGCATCCGGCTGCTGACGCGCTGGTCGATGTGAGTTTCGATTTCATCAATGGTCATGTTGGATGTGAACACGGTCCACTTTCCGACACGCTTTGAGCACAGACGCGCGAGGCAGTCCCGGACGTGACCGTTCTTGTCCCGGTCAGCACCAATCTCGTCGATGATGACGACACGCTCCTGAGCGATGTCATCCAGCATCCCGGTCCATTCGTTCTGCTGAAGGTGCCACGCCACGTCGGGCCAGTCGCAGAACCGGCCAGCGTTGAGGCCGTCAGTGAATTGCTCCCCCCAGTGAGGAGACTGCTTGTACCAGTCCCAGATGGTGCGCGCTGCGAACGTCTTGCCGCTTCCAGAGCGACCGAGCAGGGAGAGCCACCGTGGTTTCTGTCCGGTCCTGATGTCGTCGATGAACCTGGCGCACTGCTTGATCATCCTGCGGAGCTGGGCCCTCTCATCCGGAGAGCCGGCGATGTCGAACTTGAAGATCTTGATCCACTTGTCGAGGTCTTCTTCTGTCATTTGTTGGGCGGGTGAGGTTGTCATACGTTCATTCCTAGTTGCGCTGCCTTCCTTTCGGCGGACAGCTGTTCCTGCCGTTGAATTTCAGCGATGTCAGCGTCCTGAAGTTCCTTCTGGCGCTTCCCGGCCAGCCCCTTCTCTGAGCGTCCGTTCATGTTGTTGGCGTTTCGGTCGTGTCCATTTGGCTTGGATGACTTAAATGTGGACGGGTCGTCATTGAACCGGTGCTGGTTGAACCATGTGGACGGATGCGCGGTGTATTGCGGATCCTCACCAGCCCGAGACTTCGCATACAGGGCAGTTCTGGAGAGTATCAGGTCAAAGTCGAATTGCTCCAAAGCTGACAGGATTGAGGTGATAGCCTTCGGCTTCCCCACCTTCTTCGGGTAGGCTTCGTATATCGCTTCAGCCTGCTCGCGAAGCTTGGACACCATCGCTGGAATCTCAGACGAAGGGTCTTTTGGTGGTGGAGCAGGGTCTTGGTCCTTCTTGCTTGCCCGATGCTTGGCCACCCTGGCAGTAGCCTCAGCCCTGCTGCGGACCTGATCGTATTCCTTCCAGTTGAGTATCTGCCACCCCCAGTCACGATGGTTGTCCAGTCTGGCGAGACGCCTTCCTTCGTTGTCTGGATTGCGGCTGCTATCGTCTGGAGACTCCAGCTTCTCAATGGCTCTGTTGAGCTTGTCGAGTGGGACGTTGAACTTCCTCGCCAGAGCGTGACGGGTAATGTCAACGATGCCTCCATGCTCGCCAGTGGTGCAGACCTTCAGGAAGTCTTCAAAGACGTGGCGCACCTCGAAGTCCTCGGCAATGGAGGAGTCCAGAATCTGGGAGAAGACACGGGCGTAAAGCTGGCTCATGGGAGAGATTCTTCATGACTCCGGTCACTCCGTCAACATTTATTTGTAACTAAATGTAACGCTGTGTAACGCCTGTAACGATTTGATAACAAGCTACAGTGTATCTGAGTCTGTATCTGATATTAGTACTTTAGTTAGTTTAGAGGGGTACAGGGGAGACTTTTGTTTAGAGCGTCTGGATGGATCCCTTCAAAGCCCAGCGAGCCCAGCGAGACCAGCGCGCCCGCCAGAGAGCCGGAAGGTGTGAAATGGCACAGAGACAGCCAAACGGAAACAAAGTGCCTCATATCGAATCCTAGAGCGTTTAGCGTTTAAGGGGGAAGTACGCGCAAGCTGTATGGGTAATTCCTAATGGAATCGGTACAGATGGTGCATGGGTTGGGAAATGGCCAGAGTAGAGAAGGGGGCTGTATTAACTCTATACGAGAGGGGGTGCGTGCACCCGCGTGCCCCCCCCATTCGTACGTACACGTATGATTTCATACGTATGCGTACTGATTTAGTACGTACACGTATAAGTTTCAGGCCGGAACGGAGACGCAAGCTGGCCAACTGCGGTATGGTCGTTGCCCACAAGCCGGTTGCTAGCAAGCCGAGCGTACGCATTCGCCGATAGTACAGTAAACCAGTAGAGATACTTATGATGCCTGGCAGCGTGGTGACTACCGACAAGCGGAAAACTCGGCCAGTTTCCCTCCCTCTTCCATTCCCTTTCCAATCCTCCCCTAATCACGTCAGATTGCGCCAAGCTGGACGCTCGTTTGCCTCTTCCCAGCTCTGCTTAAACGCTCTCTTTTCGGCTCTCTTTCGTGCTCCATTTCGGCAGTCTTAAACCGTCATTGCGACCAATGTTTACAGTCATTCCGCGCATTTCGCGATTCATGCTAAACCGTCCTGTTTCGGCAAGGTTCAATCGTCACCTGAAAATACTTGTTGCACGGCGTTGCATACCGTGATTAAATGGCGGCTCAGTGTTAGTTCGGAGTCGGTGCGGGCGGACTGACACTTTGTTCATTGAAAGCTCAGATTGCAGAAACAGCGGCAAGTGTTCGCCTGCTCGATAAGAGCAGCGTAATCAAGTCAGTGAAATCGCCTAGTGTCGGAAGAGCAGCGCGCCTACCTAAAGTAGCTCCGTGTAAATCCCTTGGAATTGCTCCATCATACGACTGAAAAGTGTGGGAACCACGGTTCCCCTCGCGATAGTAGCCCTTGGCCAAGTTAACGGGGAACGCAGCTTACCTAGTTGGAACCACGGTTCCCTCTCGATTCGCGTCGCCAGTCGGTGAATTCTGCAAAAGCTAGTGTGTTCCTTTGCTTCTCTGCTATGTGTCCGCGCCGTTGTTTTCAGTCTGACCAATTGGTCAGACGCAATGGCAAGGCGGAGCGGGAAGCTGAAAGAAACAACATAATGAAAACGACAATCGCATTCAATTACTTCGTGGCGAACATGGTTAAGGACAACGGATTCGACCTTAATCGGGTGATCAACGCTTGCCAAAGCGAAGCGAACAAGTCCGTTGGTACGGAAGGTGAATCGAAGCGTAGTGCGTTCAAGGGCGGACGATCCTACACGGCGGATGGTGAAATGAAGATCAAGGATCTTCAGTGGAAGGAATCCACGCCGACAGAGTATGCCGCGAAGTCAACGGCACCGCTTGAATTCGTGAAGTGGAATGACAGCATCACGGCGCACTTCAAAAAGTGTGGAAATCCCCACGGCAAGTTGTCTCTCGATACCTTGCCAACTGACTTGAACTTCTGGCTTCAGAAGTTCGCAGTCGAAGTCAAACCGGCAACGCCTACCGAAACGCCTACCGGCAACGGCAAGCGCAACGGCACGGTAAAGGTTCCGGCAGTCACCCCGCCGGTCGCCTAATTGGTAGTCAGTTCAAAGCTTCCCTTAGTGCTCACGCACTAGGGGAGCAAAGGAGCACACAAGCAAAAAGAGGATCGCAAGAGATCACCCGTGTCGTGAGACACTGGCGGATTATGCCGATTTTTTTATTCATGGGGATTTACCACGCCAGAGATCTGTCTCGGGCCGGAAAGTCCTGACGGGTGCAAACCCGTCTTAGTCCATGACGCCTCACGACAGGAGAGATGCCAAGCGTGAGTTTAAGTTTCCGTTCAGGCTGGATGACGGGAGAGTTGCACGTTGAACCGCTCCCCTCTTTCCGATGCTGGCCTGCTCAGGATTCCCCATCGCAGCGTTAACAGGCGGATGGTTATGCAATGACGGGAGGATTGTGCCCATACGATGCACCACCAGGAACCAGGCTTTATGCCGGGTCCAGGTCTTGAGTGTGCCCTTGGCGCGTCTGGCAAGTGTCAACGGGATTGCATGTAAAGCGGAAGCAAGAGCCGGGTGGCTACAGGCACGCTGTTCAGTGGCGGAACGCAGAAGGGATACGGACACGTACCCACGACCACGCAGAGGAAGCATTCACTCTCCGAAGACCTCGGAGGCGCACGGGCATATGTCGAAACCCTGCGGAAACTTTGAACGGGGCGGGTCTGGTCTATTCATTCTGAGGAATGATTGCCGGGTCCGCCCCTTTTACTTTCCCCATGCAATCACGCACGGGGCAACAGGAGAACACAATGAAACGCTACATCATGCGGTGCGTATGCACGCACTGGAAAATCACAACGTATTGGTCTGACGGGTCCGCATCTGTGGAGACGTTATGAACACACTCCCTTCCGGCACGACCGGATTCTTCAACGAAGCCAACCAATGGGTTGGCACAGGCTCACGCATGGGCCGGCAGTCATGGCGCGGGCACGGAATCGATCCGACGCCAGTCAAATGCACCATGCGCAAACTGCGCTGGGTGGACGGGGGATACGATGAGCAGGGCGCATACTGGGGCCGCACTCCAGGCACGCACATCTACTGGTGCAACTTCGACATCGGCGATACCAATGAGGACATCTTTGTCCGTGCTGAAAGCCGTGACGATGCGAAGGAACAGGTCCGCGTGAAACTCCCAAACGCGAGGTTCTACCGATGAAACCACCACTCCACTGCGGCAAGCCCGCGCGTGGATACGCAAGGACGTACGGTAACAAGAAGCGTCCGCATTCCATTGAGTTCGGATTCACCTGCTCCGTATGTGGACAGGCAAGGATTCCAACCGGGCAACCAACCACAACCAACACAGCGGCTGACGATCTGATCCGACAAGAGGGAATCAGGTTCGATGAAAGCCTGAGAACTGTATGAAGGTGAAGATCAAACCCTGCCTCATCATCGGCAATGCCTTCCGCTTGGTTAAGGTGGGCAAGTTCGGACGGGAGAAGACCATCGCCATCGGACTGACCAAATGGGAGGCGGAATTCGCAGCCAAACGGAAATGGATACCATCATGAAAACCATAATCATCACGGCACTCGAACTCATCGGCGCGCTCATCGTGCTGGGTGCATTCGTGTATGCCATCGTAATGAGATGAGCACGAAAGCACCACGGGTCCGGGTCCGCACGCTGGACTTCCGGAAGGTTCTGACGGGCAAGGTCTGCCTCTGCGGCAAGCCTGCCTTCTGCTGGCACAATGGCTACGTATGCCGGCGGTGCCGATCAATTGAGGCGCGCATGTTCACGCCCCGAACTGCCGGGAACGGCAGTGACTACGGTGACGCGGCGTATGCCGTGTCGCCAGACATAGGAACCATATGCTAATCAAATCCTCCAGGCAGTGGTCATCAGGGCCAGGCTACGCCTACACGCACGGGAGCAGGCTGATGCTTGCGCTCTGCGACACACCCCAGAATCTCCGCCTCTGCGTGACGCCTGCTGGTGTCATCGTGAAGGCGAAACCGTACGCACCTAATCCGGCAAGGACTGCGTACTTCATCAAACCTGCCGGTAAGTAAGACAGAAACTTATGAGCTGGAAAACTGAATACGAAATACCCAAGGGCAAGTGGAGCACGAACTCATTGCGCTTTGCCACGGCGGCAGAGGCTGAACGTGCCGGTGATGAGCTGTTATCGAGGTGGGCCGAGCCCATCTCGGCACGCGCCACCGAGACACCGGGCGAACCGGTGACGCACATGTTCCCACTCGGGGAATCACGTCCGAGCCCATTGCCCGCGCCTGTGACGGGTGGACGGGAGGCAGTATGAGAATAACTGCCATGAACTGCACCATCTGTAATCAACCCATCACGCTGGTCCCGTCCGCTCAGGAACGGGCAGCCAAGCACGGTGGCAAGGCAAGCGATTACGCTCGCCTGTTCAGGCAGCACGCCGAGTGCGCACTGCAAAAGAGAGAGCAGGAAACTACCGAGTTACTGCTGAGACAAATCAGCGAGAAGCCGTGCCGCTGCACTGAGGATTGGAGTTGCAACCCGTGCCGCGCCGTCGCCGCCCTCGCCAAGCAACAGGAGGAATGATATGAAACTTATGAAACAAAACCAACTCAAACACTGGGTAAATCCTCCGGCTGGAGCATTCCCAATCACATACACTGAACTCGTTGCACTCGGGGTGACGACGGAAGAAATAGGCAAGGGCGAAGCACGCGGAAAGATGGTGACTCGCGGCATGTGGCAGATACCCGTGTCATACAAGGCAGTGTGCATGTCTTGCGAGTGGGGTGAATACTCCAGCGTGACGAGTGCGAAAGCCTACGGCATCCGCACACTGTCGGCACCACGTCAGGAGGGGTATGTCCTTGAGGGGACAGTCTCCGTGAACGGACGCAAGTGGCGGGCATTCACTAGCTCGCAGTTGTTTGAGCTGCCGGACGGCAAGCTTGTTAACGTGGCAACCATCCACGCATGTATGAATCATCACGCATTAAATAATGAACAAACCCAAACGACCCAAGCCCAAGCTTAAGCCGGGTGTCATCTACATGGGTGACAACGGACGCCTCATCTGCATGGAGTGCGCCGGGGCGTGCGCGAGATACACGGGTCACGACTTGTCGGGCATGAAGTGTCCGGTCGTGCCGTATTCAGAGACAG